TGGCTACCGGGTGGCCAAATATCGGGCAACCATGCGGCGCATCTCCCACGAGGCCCTTAAGTGGCCCCACGGGCACCGGGTCAAGATCGGGGCCTGGCTGCTTGATCGACTCTGCTCTGCCACCAACTGGTTCCACTCAGAGCAGACCCAACTCAACGGCCGCAAGAAGCTCATCGTGCTGCGGCCTGACCCCGTGGTATCCAAGACCATCGAGGCTATGCTCCTGGCTGCTGAGGCTGTCTCGGCCTGCTGCTGGCCTATGCTCTGTGAGCCCAACGACTGGACACCCAATCTGACGGCCTCGCCCGGTGGTTATCTGACCTCCGAGCTTCGATCTGGGACCCGTTCCTGGCTGATTCGAGGCGTCAGTCATGCCAAGGTTTCTCAGAGCTTTCCAGTTAAAGGGGAAACGCGAAACCGCGACCCCCTGATTCCTGGGGATGAGATGGGAAATCCTCTCTCCATCCCAGTTAATCCAGCTATAGCTGTTGAGCATGTCACGAATCCTGGGTCTCCTTCTCTCGAGGTCCCAGTCAGCTTCCTGAACACCATCCAAGGGGTCGCCTATCAGATCAATCAATCCATCTTGGAGGTTGCTCTCAGGTGTCAGGATGCCCGGGTGTCGATCGGATCCTTCCGACAGTCTGACCCACTGCCCCTGCCTCACAAGCCAGATCCATGGGAAGAGGCCACCGAAGAGGAGAAGATCACCTACAAGAGGGGCAGGGTCTTGGTCGAGGAGGAGAACAGCTTACTGCTCCAACGCAACTACCAGACTGCTGAGACAGTTCACATCGCCAAGATGTACCTGAACGAGGAGTCCTTCTTCTTCCCGTGGTCATTTGACTTCCGGGGTCGGGTCTATCCCCTGGCTAACCACCTCAATCCACAGGGCACCGACTTTGCTCGCTCCCTGCTGGTGTCGGCCTACTCAGGGCCTGCCGATCGGGAATGGCTTGGCTTCCAGGTCGCCACCACCTTTGGCTTCGGCAAGGAGACCATGGAGGAGAGGCAGAAGTGGGTCGATTCCAATTGGGACCTGATCACAGCAGTTGCCACTGAGCCTTTGCTCACTATCTCCAACTGGCAGGGGGCTGATGAGCCGTGGCAGTTTCTTGCTGCCTGCATCGAGTATTTCGAGTGCTTCATCGCCTGCACTCGCACCTGGTCAAACCTCCTGGTAGGCTTCGATGCTACCTGCTCTGGCCTCCAACACCTTTCTGCCCTCACCCGGGACCGCGGCGCTGCTGAGCTGGTCAACGTGGCCCCCACGCCTAAGCCGGCCGACGCCTACAAGACCGTGGCTGAGGCGGCCAAGAAGTACCTCCCTGAGGAGTTCCACCCTCTGATCACCCGCAAGGTCACCAAGCGGGTCGTGATGTGTCTTCCTTACGGGTTGACCCAAAGCTCTGCTCGGGACTACTTACGACAGGCCCTGCCCAAGTCCTTTGGGGTCCCCCTGAATGACCTGGTCGACGCCGTCTACCGTAAGGCCATCCCTGAGGTCCTTCCTGGGCCGATGAAGGCCCGTGCGTGGATCCAGGAGGCAGTCAATCAGGTCGCCCACGACACAGGCCAGCCAGTGGCCTTCACAAGCCCCTCAGGCTTCCCGGTGATCCTCGACAAGCGGATCTACCCCACCGAGCTGGTCGACACCAAGCTCCTGGGGAGACGCATCCGGCTAACGGTGGCTGACTTCGACTCCGCCACCGCTCCTCTCAACCAACGCAAGGTCACCATTGGGTCGGTTCCGAACCTGATCCACAGCTTCGATGCTGCCCTGCTCCACTTAGCCTTCGAGGCCTGGGAGCGCCCCCTTGCCCTAGTCCACGACTGCATCTCCACGCTGAGCTGCGACGTGGGCTGGACCATGGAGCACATTCGGGAAACCTTTGCTACGATGTACGAGACGGATCAACTGGGTCGATGGGCCGATCAGCTGGGGGTCCCTGTGGATCCCGAGGTCATGATCAACACCCTCAATCCTGATGAGATTCGACAATCCAACTACCTGTTCTGCTGATGTCCTCCCGATCCCAAGATGCTGCTAAACTGGCGCAACTGGCCACCAAGCATGAAGAAGCCGTCAGTCTACTGCTCCGACTCACTGAGTTCGTAAAAGAGGTCGATACCCGTCTCTCAGCTGCTCTCAGACAATTAGAAGCCATAGATGAGGCTCACGATGACCTCGAGCGTCGGTTCAGTCAAAGCCTAAGTAGCTAACACCCGGGGCTGACCAGCCGCCCCACCCAAGGTCATTCCGACCACTGGATCCAAGACTCACCTCCACCTCCTTTCACAAGCCTCATGGCACTCAACAAGCGCGACGAAGCCAAGGTAGACACCTACGACTTCCACGCCCCTCAACCTGCTCACCTGTACGACCCTAGGTCTATCGGTGTGATCACTATTTTCCGGTACGGCCGCAATGCCGCCGAAGACGGCCTCAAGCGCATCGGTACTGACTTCAAGATTCGCTTCGAGCGGGCCCAGACCGACGAAGCCGTCAAGGTGGCCAAGAAGACCGTCAAGGCCCTCAACGCCGGCACCCTCGATGTTGACTCTCCTGTGATCAGCATCTCCAACGGCCGCCCCCGTGGTCGCCAGAAGGTTGCGGCCTGATTCCGTTCACCAAATTCTTGAGGAGGCTTCGGCTTCCCCTATTGCACCTCCTCCCATGGCAACCTACGAAGAAATAGCCGAACTGGCATCCGACATCAACACCAAACTTGACACCAAGATCCAGCCGGATACCCTGGTCTACCTGATTGAGACCTTCATCGAGGACGAGGAGACTCCCTTCACCGAGGTCCCGATTGGCGAGATTGCTGAGCAGGTTCACGGCTTCATCCTCCTGGCAGACGCCTTCCTCATCGCTCAAGACGGCGAAGACATCGAGACGCTCGAGGGCGAGGTGGCCCAGACCGCCGAAACACTGGGGGTTGCGGAATGAGCTTCCCTGGACCCGCATTTTACGAGACTGGTCTCCATCAGGACTCACTGATCGCCCGCTACTGGGACGATACCCTCGACGGTGATTGCACCAATGCCGAGGATGTGGCCACGTTCCTGGAACCCTTCTCCTTCACAGAACAACTTCAATCGTCATGAGCAACAAGGATCTCCACATCATCACCACCAAGCTCGAGGGCTTCATCTCCCTCAAGCCTTCTGGTAAGTTCAACAACTGCCGCATCGGTTTCAACCTTTCCGACGAGGAGTTTGCAACCTTTGAGGCTGAATACGCAAAAGCCCTAGAGTGGGGCGCCACCAAGCTGGCCGGCAAGGGCCGCATCGGTCACGATCCTCAACCTTGGGGTGAGGATGGCTGCATCAAGTACAGCTACGGCAACCCCGATCCCGGCCCTGACGACAGCAAGAAGCCTGACTTCCTGTGGGTCCATGGTCCGGACAATCTCCCCTTCGACCTGACCGAGACGGTACGCGAAGGCACCAAGGTGCAGCTGGCCGTCCGCTTGAAGCCATACGTCTTCGGCACCAAATGCGGCCTATCCCTACGGGTGGTCGCCGGCAAGATCCTTTCGGTGGTCTCCCAAGGTCAGGCTCCTGAGCCCGTCTCTGCTGAGGAAGCTGCGGATCTATTCGGTGCTGGCCCTGTGGCTGCCGCCGAAGAGGACGACGACATTCCGTTCTGATGGCCTCGCACCGCTTCCGCTCAAAGCTCGAGTCAGCAGTCTGGGGCAAGATCGAGGCGGTGCAACCGGACGCTCAGTTCGAAAGCCTGAAGCTTCCCTACACCCTGACCCATACCTATACCCCAGACATCATCCTGCCTAACGGGGTGATCCTGGAGGTGAAGGGGCGGTTCATCGTTAAGGGCCACGACTGTCGGCCTAAGATGCTGGCAGTCAAGCAGGCCTACCCGGATCTCGACATCCGCTTCGTCCTGCAAAGCCCGGGCATTCCCGCCGCGCCTCGATCCAAGACAAACCACGGGGAGTGGTGCGACAAGCACGGCTTCCCCTGGTGTCACTACCTCTCCATCCCACCTGAATGGCTCCGATAAACCACAACGATCAGGACTCGGAGTTCGTCCGACACATCCCCTGCCCCACTTGCGGGTCATCGGATGCCAATTCCCTCTACACTGATGGTCATGAGCATTGTTTCGTCTGTGAAAGACACACAGGCCCTGACGGAGAGGTCTGCGGAGGAGCAACACAGGCTCCTGCAGTCGATCTTCCAGGGGAGGTCACTGCTCTCCGTTCCCGTGGGCTCTCTGCGGAGACCTGCCGTAAGTTCGGCGTCCGCCTCGACGTCGCCAAGAAACGCATCATCCTCCCCTACCACGACGAATCCGGCCGACTCGTAGCCTACAAGTCCAAATACCAAGACAAGACCCACCCGGTTACCGGTGACCTCCCTGGCACCCTCTTCGGCCAGCACCTCTTCGGAGGAGGCAAGTCGATCGTGATCACCGAAGGCGAGCTGGATGCCCTAGCCGTCTGGCAGTGCCGACCCAACTGGCCTGTCGTATCGGTCCCCCTGGGAGCCAAGGCTGCCAAGAAGGCAATCAAGGTCAACCTCAAGTACCTCCTCAACTTCGAGGAGATCATCCTGTTCTTCGATAACGACGAGGCCGGACAAGTAGCAGCGCAAGAATGCGCCCCCCTGCTGCCCGGTGCTCGGACGTTTATCGCCACCGCGGCGCCCCTCAAGGACGCCAACGAAGCCCTCCTATCCGCTCCTGAGCATGTTCGTCAAGCCATCTGGAACAAGAAACCCTGGCGTCCTGCGGCCGTTGTGTCCGGTGAATCACTCTTTGCGCTCGTTTCTGCCCCACTTCGTGGTCGGGATGCTCTGTGGCCTTACAGCGATCTCAATGACCTTACCGGCGGTCTCCGACGTGGCGAGCTCGTTACTCTTACGGCCGGAACCGGCGTCGGCAAATCAACGTTCTGCGGTGAAGTAGCCCAGCACCTTGTCCAGCAGGGCGAGAAGATCGGCTATGTGGCCCTCGAGGAATCACTCCAACGGTGTGCCCTCAGGCTCATGACCGTGGAGGCAAACAGGCCTCTTCACATAGACAACAGCATCCCCGCTGAAGATCTCCGAAAGGCCTTCGACAACTCCGTTGGCTCTGGTCGGGTGGTCTTCAACTCAGGCTTCCGGGCTGTTGACCCTGTGGAACTCCTGAACGAGCTCCGTTTCATGGTCATGGCTGAGGAGTGCCACTGGCTCTTTGTTGACCACCTTTCGATCCTGGTATCAGGCAACGACGACGGCGACGAGCGCAAGCTGATCGACGTCACCATGACCCGCCTCAGGCAGTTCGTGGAGGAGACCAACTGCGGCATGTTCCTGATCAGCCACCTCACCGGTGTCCAGGGCGGCGGCAAGTCCCACGAGAGTGGTGGTCGAGCCCACCTCAACCAGCTTCGCGGCAGCAGGTCCATTGGCCAGCTCTCCGATTGCGTCATCGCCCTAGAGCGAGACCTCGAGGAGGGTGAGAATGGAACAACTGTCCGGGTCCTTAAGTCCCGGCACAACGGACGCACCGGCCCTGCTGGGAAAGTCTGCTACAATTCAGAGACCGGAAGGATGCTCGAAGATCTCTCCGGGTACTTCCCACCATCTGAGGAGGAATCCCCATTTTGACATCAGCAGCACAAGAACTACAGAACTTTCTGGCTGACAAGCCTGAGGTGATCTGCCTGACCTTTGCCCGGGACATCAACTACAGGGAGGGGCCCTACAGCACAGGAACCCTTGAGGAGATCCTGCCTCTCCTGTGCTTTGACTACGACTCAGGCTTCGGCAGCCAGAATCTCTATGGCACCATCTGGTTTGCCGATGGATCCTGGGCCACCAGGGGTGAATACGACGGATCTGAGTGGTGGGATCATCATACTCCTCCGGCTTTCCCTCAGAGGTTCCAATGAGACTTGCCTTCGACCTAGAAACCAACGGCTTCATGCGGCAGGGGTTCGACACGATCCACTGCCTCGTAACCCGTGACCTAGACACCAACGAGGTCCATGTCTACAACGACCAGGGCACACACGAGTCGATCTCGACCGGCGTAAGCTACCTGGCTGAAGCTGACCTTCTGGTTGGCCACAACATCATCGGCTACGACATCGAGGTGCTCCACGAGATGTTCCCCTGGTTCGACGCCAAGGAGATCGAACTCTGCGACACCCTGATCCTTTCCCGGCAGTTCTTCCCCCACGTCCTTGGGATCGACTACAAGATCCGCAAAAAGGGAATGCCCCTTAAACTCTACGGCCGCCATAGCCTGGAGGCCTGGGGTTGGCGCCTCGACTACCACAAAGGCGACTACAAGGATCATGCCGACTGGTCTGTTTGGTCACAGGAAATGCAGGATTACTGCGTCCGAGACGTGGAGGTCACAAGCCTCCTCTGGAAACGCCTCCAACCCAAAGCCGAAGCCTTCGCTCGTTCGGTCAAGATGGAGCACGACTGTGCCCGCATCATGGCTGTTCAGGAACGCTACGGCTGGCCATTCGACGTCAAGGCAGGAGAACAGCTAGAAAGCGTTCTCCGCTCTGAGTCTGAGGAACTGGCCGCCCAACTCCGTGATGCTTTCCCCTATGTGGCCGGCAAGCCCATGACTCCCAAGCGGAACAACCGCACCCTGGGGTACGTCGAGGGAGCGCCCTTCACCAAGCTGACTGACTTCAACCCGACCAGTCGTGACCACATTGCCTGGGTCTTCCAAACCTGGCGCGACTGGCAACCCGAAGAGTTTACCGACACCGGCAAGCCCAAGATCGACGAGTCGGTCCTCCTGGCCCTGGTCGCCCCCGAAGCGCCCGCCTTTGCCAGGATGCTCGAGCTTCAGAAGGGCCTCGGTCAGCTCTCGGAGGGCAAGAACTCCTGGCTCAAGTCGGTCACCAGGGAGGGCCGGATCCACCACTCCTGCTCCCTCGCCACCAACACCGGACGCAATGCTCATCGTTCCCCCAACCTTGGTCAGGTATCCTCTGACCCTCGCTGTCGTGCTCTATTCGGGCCTGGCAGCGGTTTTGTGGAAGTGGGCGCTGATGCTTCGGGGCTTGAACTTAGGATGCTTGGCCACTACCTCGCCTTCTTCGACTCGGGCCGCTTCGCTGACATCGTCGTCAACGGCGACATTCACCAGATCAACGCCGACGGGGTCACCAAGGCCCTAGGCATCGAGATCACCCGCAAGGCCGTCAAAACAATCACCTACGCCTTCCTCTACGGGGCAGGCGACGAGAAACTCGGCCGCACCGTCAACCCTCTCCTGAAGGGCCGGCAGGCCTCTGCCTTAGGCAAGGAGGTCCGGGTGGCCTTCGTGGCCGCCATCCCTGGCCTTGGGCCCCTCCTGGAGTCCGTCAAGGCTCGCTCCAAGGACGGCACCCTTAAGGCCCTCGACGGCCGGATCCTCTACCTCCAGGGCAAGCAACACGCCGCTCTCAACTACCTGCTCCAGTCTGCCGGCGCCATCGTCTGTAAGAACTGGGTGGTGGAGAGCTACCGGAACATTGATGGCGAGCTGCGACTCGGCATCGACTATACTCCTCTCGGCTTCATCCACGATGAAATCCAGGTGGCCGTTTCTCCTGTGGAGGTGGACACCGTCGAGCGGATCCTCACCGAGTCGATCGTCACGGTCGGCAAATCCTTCAAACTCAACGTGCCCCTGGCCTCCGAGGCCAAGCACGGTCCCAACTGGGCAGATTGCCACTAACAAGAACAATGATTGGAACCGAACTGCTTACTAGACTTCAACAGCTCACACCTGAAGAGCTTCTCCTTCCTGTAAGAGTCTGCGCCGATCATGGTGAATTTGCCATGGTCGCCTCTGGCGTGGGGGTGGAGCTCCTGGTAAAGGAAGAGTACATGGCCAGCCTGGTACACCCAGACGACGCTGATGGTACCCAACCCCAATGTATCCTGATCGAAGCAGCATGACCAAACGCCCAGACCTACTTCTCATCGACGCCGACACCCCGGCCTACACCGCCTGCCAATCCTCCGAAGTGGAGGTCGAGCATGGTGATTGGCACATGGTCGCGTCGGACTTCAAACAGGCCAAGCGCCGCTTTGTTGACACCCTGGATCTCTGGAAGAAGCACTTCCAGTGTGATGCTGTTGAGCTGTTCTTCACCGGCCGGAACAACTTCCGTAAAACCGTCGACCCTGAATACAAGGGCCACCGCCTCAAGCGTAAGCCCCTAGGCTTCCACCGCCTGGTCAAGTGGGCCTGCAGTGAGTATCCTGCTCAGTTGGAAGAAGGCCTCGAGGCCGACGACCTCCTGGGGATGCGCTGCCACCAGACCGAGATTAACATCGTGCTCATCTCCGCTGACAAGGATCTTCGCCAGATCCAGTGCCGCCAGTGGAACGGATCCGAAGAGGTCACCCCGACCCTTCTGGAGTGCGACTACTTCTTCTTCCAGCAGATCCTCACAGGTGACGCTGTGGACGGCTACAAGGGCTGCCCCGGCATCGGAGCGGTCAAGGCCAAGGCCATTCTCGACAAGACCTCTAGGGAGCTCTGGTGGGAAGCAGTGGTCAATGCCTTTGTCAAGGCTGGGCTCACGGAAGCAGACGCTTTACAAAATGCCCAGCTGGCGCGCATCCTCCGTCCGGGGGAGTATGATTGGAAAGCCCGCACACCCATCCTATGGACACCATCCCCCCACCTCTAACTTTTGAGATAACTCTGGAGCAGCGCCTTGCACTCTCCAGGATGGAGCTGGAGCTGCCCAACAACACCAAACACGAGCTAGTTGAAGCGATCAAAAGCCTCATCTCTCAAAACTTCGTTCTTCAAAACAATTTAAGCAATGTCATTCGACCGTCACGACCATTCCGACCCCTCACTGATTCCCTGCCGGCCGACCTCGAAGCCGTCCGAGGAAACCCTGCCTACCGTAAGCTCTTCAATTCGAGGCCCCAGGCACTACAAGAGGGGGAAGATTGAGGTCTGGGACTTCATCCGAGACCAAGGCCTCAACTACCATCTGGGCAATGCCATCAAATACATCTGCCGTGCTGGCTTCAAGGACAGCAAGGTTGACGACCTGGAGAAAGCCATCCACTACCTGCAGAACGAACTAGAGCACTACCAGCCATGAACCGACCCAACGCCTTCGGAGTCATTGAGAGGGTTCTCAACCTCCAGGACAGTCTCACTGAAGCCAACCAGAAGCTAGCCGTCAAGAACGACCTTCTCCGTCAGCTGACGGAGCAGATCACAGCTCTGCAAAAAGAGGTTCGAGGCTTCGACGACGTGCTCCAGCAAAGCATCAGAGAAAAGCGCCTCCTGGAGGAACGTCAAGCAGCGCACCTTGAACGCATATACACAGCCCATCCAGAGATTCCTCGGTATGACTCGCTCTAACTCCACCCCCGACATGACCCACACCCACGAAGCCCTCAAGTGGCGGAGTGCGTTTGGGGTTCCAACGCCTGCCCCCGACACAGCCGGCTTCCAGCTGACCCTGATCGACGAGGAATACACCGAGTTCCTTGAAGCCAATGGCACGGATGACGAGGCCCACACCCTCAAGGAGCTAGCTGACCTGGTGTTCACTGCCTACCAGTTCGCCGCGGCCAAGGGATGGAACCTCGACCTGGCCCTGACCAGGGTCTACGAGAGCAACATGAGCAAGCTCGACATCGACGGGAAACCGATCCTGAATGAGCGTGGTAAGGTATTGAAGGGTCCAGGCTACTTTGAACCCCAGCTGTCCGATCTGATCCCATGACCAAGCCTGTCTGTAAAACCTGCCGCTTCTTCCAGCCTATTAACGATCCCCGCGGGGAATGCCGCCGGTATCCTGATTTTATTGATAGAGATTACGGCCAAGCGCGAGTCTTGATGGATTCCAGTTGGTGCGGCGAGCACAAACCGAAAACCCCCATCGTCACCAAAAACCTCACATGAGCTACTATAATTGGGGCTTCACTCGGGAGGCCCCCGGGCAGTCCGCTCTGTGCCGAGTCTGCAACCAGGAGATCCCAAAAGGGCAGGATGCCATCCTCCTCACCACACGGCATTCTAACAAGTTCGCCCGTCTCTTTTTCCACCCTCACTGCTTCCCTGAAAAGCAAACTCTCACCTCATGACCCAGGACGTCTCCAACCTCATCTCCCGCACCGGTCGGGTTCAGTCCTGGCTGGATGCCCTAGAGACCCTTAAGCAGCTTGATCCTGCTACAGCCGCTCTGTCCGACCTGGGGCGGCTGCCTGTCTCCTGTACCGTTTTCGTGGTGCAGGATAAGATGGAAGGCCCTGATGGCATCGAAGACTCTTGGCGGTTCACCTCCTACGCCCTGCGCAACGGTGCCGGCGTCTCGATTCACCTCTCCAACCTCCGTCCCAGAGGATCCGATAACGGTCGTGGCCTGACCGCTTCCGGCCCCGTGTCCTTTGCCAAGATCTACAGCACCCTCAACGAAATCCTTCGCCGGGGTGGCACCTTCAAGAATGGAGCCATCACGCTCCACCTCGACTACACCCACCCTGATGCCCTCGAGTTCGTCCAGGCCGATCGCCGGGAGCTCCCGTGGGTCAAGCGGTGCCTGGATGTGGACGACCGCTTCTTGGAAGACGCCTCGCCAGAACTGATCGATGTCGTGCTCCAGGCCATCGCCTCTGGGGACCTCTGGCTCAACAAGATCCGGTACGACGACCAAGACAGGCGGATCTACGGCAACGTCTGCCTCGAGGTCTACCTTCCTCACCGAGGGACCTGCCTCCTCCAGCACGTCAACCTGGGCAAATGCACCACCTACACCCTGAAGCAGGCCTTTATCGAGGGTATGACCTCCCTGATGGCTATGCACCCCAAGACAGGGGTAGACGCTGATGGGGTCTACCTCAGTCCAGCAGTGGATAAGCAAATTGCCCTGGGTATCCTAGGTCTGGCCAACTTCCTGGCTCAGGAAGGTGTGACCTATGCTGATCTGGCTGCGGTATTCCAAGACAGGCAGGATGCAAGTTCTAAGGCTATAGACCTCTATTGTCGTCTACACACTGCCATCCACGGGGCCGCCTACATCGCTAGCATGGCTGGCTTCCACCGCGCCTTCGCCATTGCTCCTACTGCCTCCTGCTCCTACCGCAGCATCGACCTGAACGGTTACGCCTGCACACCAGAGCTGGCTCCTCCGATCAGCCGCAGCGTCGATCGGGACTCCGGCACCTTCGGGGTCCAGACCTTCGAGTATCCCCCCACTGTGGAGATTGCATCTGAAGTTGGCTGGAACGACTACAAGTCCGTGGCCGATGGTATCGTTGGTATCTTCCAGGACACCGGCCTCTTCCACGGCTACAGCTTCAACTCCTGGAGCGACCGGGTCACCTACGACCGGGACTTCCTGCAGGACTGGCTCGACAGCCCCCAGACCAGCCTCTACTACGCCCTCCAGGTAGCCCCAGATACACAAGCCAAAGATGACGCCCTGGGAGCTCTCGATGAGGAGTTCGCCGAGTGGTACGCCTTTGGCAAATCCTTCTGCAGCAGTGCAGCTGGTGGATGCTCGGAATGATGGAAAAGCTCGCTGGAATCGCTCTGCTGATCTTCTTTGCTCTCTGCTCTTTTGCCTACATAAAGGTGGTGCTCTCCTTAAGTAATTGTGATTGTGATATCTGGCGAAAGTGAACACCTGCCGACCCCTTCAATGACCAGCCCCTATGTCTCCGTTCTTACCCGCAAGCGAAAATGGACACCTACCCAAGTCTCCAAAGGCTCAGTCAAGATTGAGACCTCTGAAACCCTTAGCCGCTGCCTGGCTCTACGGCATCTCGAGTTGCCTGTCCGTGACCTTCTTGAGGCCGGACTTGCTCGGGATCTCCCACCCACTGAAGGTGTGGTGGCTGCCCTAGAATCCAACATGGCTGACGAGGAACGCCATGACCAAGCCCTCCAGTTCGTGGTCGATGCCCATGGCACCCACGTCAAAGACGAGGCCACAGGATTGAACATCAGGGACGCCTGGGTCAATCACCCCGACCATCCCATCCTGAAGGCGGCCATCCTAGAGCGGTCTGTCTTCTTCGTGTTGCTGCCATTCCTCCGGTTCGCCGGGGACGTCGGGATCCGAACCGTCGCTGCTGACATCAGCCGTGACGAGCAGGTCCACGTCGCGGTGCACCACATGGTTGCATCCGAGCTGGGACTCAAGCCCTCACCAAGTCTCAATTCTCTTCGGAAGGCTACCGTAGACTGGGTCTTCGACCGGCTCCCCATGGCCACCATCGGCAACCCACAGCTGAGCAGCACCTTCTGGCTCCAAGCCTCTGACAACCTTTTCGAAAGAGGCAAGGCCCCCGAGCTCAGGACCACACGCTCTGCTCGGATGCCTGCCTTCTTCGAGGCTTCCAACGTCGATCTACCCTCCTATGGCTGACCCCCTTCGCGTCCTTGTTGAGCAGCTCATCGAGGCCTTTCCAGATGCCTATCCTCCTATCAGCCTGACCGATAAGGAATTTGCCTTCCGAGCCGGCCAGGTAGACATCTGCCGGCGCCTGAAGACAGCCAAGGAAAATTTCAACCTAGACCAAGATCTGACATGATACTCTGTCACTGTAGTTATGTGTATCCCTAGTAGGCCTGCAAAGCCGAGTCAGTCCATAGGAGGCAAGTCTGGCACCTATATCAGCCGCACCTCCGCCCTCTCAAAGGGTGGCAGCAACGCCTCTATCATCCTCTTAAAGGGGAGAGTAAATAAAGCACCAGTCACTCAAGCACCAGCCATTGCTGCACCTGAAAAACCTGATCTCGGATTAACTGCCGCAGGCAATACCATTGAGAAAACCATGCAACTTGCCGGTGGCATAGGAACCATCGAATCCATCCAGGCATCAGCCCGATCTGCTGAGAACCTCACATTGGAAAGCCCGTTTGGTTTATATAGTCAGAGGGTGCAGCGGGCCAAGTCTCGCCTCTCCATTGCAATGTAGCCCATGTGTCTCAGTAGACGGAAAGCGCCACCGCTTCCACCGCTTCCACCGCTTCCACCACCGCCTAAGGAGCCGGAACCCGCACCCCCGCCGCCTGTGCTTCCGTCGTGGATGGCTTCCACACCTACAGGCGCTGGAATCATTCGAAGGACCGAAGACCAGCGCACTGCACCCAAGCGAGCGGCCAAGGGTCCATCACGGCTGCTTATCCCTCTAGCTGGGAGTAAGCCATGAGAAACCGCACCGCAGCATCACGTTACGAGTTTCTGACATCAGACCGCACAGATCCCCTGGCAGCCGCTCGCAAGGCTACCGCTCTGTCTCTTCCATACCTGCTGCCACCTTCGGGTCATAGTGCTGGAAGCGACTTGCCTACTCCCTGGCAGTCCATGGGAGCTCGGGGCTGTAACGTCCTCACCTCCAAGATTATGATGGCGTTGTTCCCTGTGAACACGTCATTTTTTAAGCTCCAGGTGTCAGATGGTGAGTTCGTCGCCAACCCTGAGCTGAATGCCAAGATTCGTTCCGAAGTTGACGCCAGTCTGGCCAAGATGGAGCGGATTGTCAACCAGAGCATTACAGGCGGCTTAGACCGGGTCGTGCTGACCCAGGGCATTCGCCACTCGGTTGCCACAGGCAATGGCCTGCTGTTCGACAGCAAAGAAGGTCTCAAGTTCTACCCACTCGATCGGTACGTCTGCGTCCGAGATGGCAACAGTCGTCCTGTCGAGATCGTCACCGTTGAAGGAGTCGACCGCGACACCCTGCCTCCTAAATACCAGACCGACGAGCAGAAACCCAATGGAGTCCAGAAGGATTCTGCTGGCCCCTCATCGGTCACCGAGGTCACACTCGAGGAAGGCGAGGTCCTGGTCTACACCTGGGCCAAGGTCAAGGACGGCCAGTGGCGCTGGTATCAGGAGATCGATGGCGTCAAGCTGGCCGGGTCTGAAGGACAGTGCCCTGTCGATGCTCCCGCCTGGATCCCGCTTCGCTTCAACATTGTCGACGGCGAGAACTACGGCCGTGGTCGCCTGGAGGAGTTCATTGGGGACCTGATCAGCCTCGAAGGTCTTACCAAGTCTCTGGTCGAGGGATCAGCTGTGGCTGCCAAGATCCTCTATCTACTCAACCCAGGAGCCATCACCAAGCCGGCCGAGTTTGCTCAGGCTGAGAACGGCGACATCCTGGTGGGACGCCCTGAGGATCTGGTTGCCGTGGTCACCGGAAAGCAGGCCGATTTGGCCACCGCCTTCCAGATGGCCCAGTCCCTGAACAAGTCCCTATCCGAGGCCTTCCTGATCCTGTCTGTCCGCCAGTCGGAACGCACCACGGCCGAAGAGGTCCGTACGGTCCAGCAGGAGGTCATGGAGCAGATGTCTGGGATCGTGGGCACCCTTACCACTGAGGTGGCTGTTCCCTTCCTGAAGCGCCGCCTGTCGGTGCTCCAGCGCAAGGGTCAGCTGCCCAAGCTGCCCAAGGGCCTGGTGCTGCCCACTGTGGTAGCTGGCCTCGACGGCATCGGCCGCGGCCAAGATCGAGAGGCTCTGCTGCGGGTGGCCACCACCATTCAGCAGGCACTCGGTCCTGAGGTCTTCGCCCAGCGGGTGAACGTTGACGAGTTCATTAAGCGCCTATTCACCTCAGATGGCATCGACCCTGTCGGCCTGCTCATCACCCAAGAGGACCAGACCAAGGCCAAACAGGAAGCCCAAGCCGCCCAAATCCAGCAGTCCCTGGTCGACCAGGCAGGTCAGCTGGTCAAAGCCCCCATGATGGATCCCCGTGCCAACCCCGAAGCGATCGACGCGCTCAGTGCCTACGTCAACCCCGAAGCAGGCGCCGCCCCCGCTGGCAATCCAGCCGCAGCGCCCCCAGGAGCCCCAGCCGGAGCCCCTTAATTCCGAGACCATCGAGCTGTCGATCCGTTCTACTACTCGCCCCATTGTGGGCAAGCCTACGGTCAAGAACAAGGTGGGCAAGCCCCAAATCGGGGCGCGATCTCTTGTTCGGACCCCAGCCTTCAACCAACTTCCTCTTATCATAGCAGAACCACTCACCTCTGAATCATGAGCATCGACAACGACATCCAGGAATCTATGCGGGTCGCTGCCGAGCAGCAGGCCCTCGAGGTAGGCACCCGCCTCGCCGAGGAGGAAGCCCGCCAGGAGGAAGGCCTCTTCAGCCGTGCCCGCGAAGCCCAGGAGGCTGAGATCGGCTCCCTTCCCGAGAAGTACCAGGGCAAGTCGGCCGCCGAGGTCTACGCCCTGATGCAGAAGGAGCTGGCTTACAAGGCAGAGCAGGCTGCCAAGGGTGAGTCCTCCGAGGATGACCAGGAAGAGACCCCTGAGGCTGCTCCTGAAGAAACCCCTGCAGAGGAGGATTCGGAGGCCGTCACGGCCCTCAAGGAGGCCTCTGAGGAGTTCTACAAGAACGAAGGCAAACTCGATGAGGCCACCGTGGCCAAGCTCGAGGCCTTACCTAGTGCCGACCTAATCAAGGCCTGGCAGCAGCTCCAGTCCCAGACTGAGATCCAGGCTCCTATCTCGGATGCCGAGGCTCAGGAAATCGTCACCGCAGTAGGTGGCCAAGAGGCCTACAACCAGGCCCTGGCTTGGGCAGCCGAGAACCTATCCCCTGAGGATCGGGCCTCCTACGACCAGGTCATCACCTCCGGCAACAAGGCCGCCACACGGTTTGCCGTGGAGGCCCTCACCAACCGCTACAAGGCGGCCGTAGGCTTCGACGGTGAAGTCGTGTCAGGTGGTCGAGCCAAGACCTCTGGGGTCAAGCCCTACCGATCTGATGCCGAGCTGCGCCGCGACCTGTCCAACCCTCGCTACCAGCAGGATCCAGCGTTCCGCCTTGACGTGGAAGATCGCCTAGCCGTCTCAGGCGACCTGCTCTAAGCCCATAACGCCAGATGGTGTACCCCGGGTTCGACTCCCGGGGCTGGTATTGGGTGGTTCCCATTAATAACCGAACGTTCGGTTGGACCCTCTGCGGAGGATAATCCATACCCGTTGATTCTTTGCGCTTCATATTTGACTGAGCTCAGTCGATCGGTTCACATCCCTTCGACTTTAATTCTGTGACTTTTTCTGTAACCCAACCCGGCCGCATTAACAAGGCCGGTGACCAGCGGGCCCTCTTCCTTAAGCTGTTCAGCGGTGAGGTGTACGAGGCATTTCGCAACGCCACGATCTTCAAGGAGACTGTTCTCAACAAGCAGATCTCCAACGGTCGCTCCCACCAGTTCATCCACACTGGTCGCATCACCGCCGCGTACCACACCCCTGGTACCGCCATCCTAGGCTCCGGTGATCCCCCGTCCGCCGAAACCACGATCGAGCTGGATGACCTCCTGGTCGCCAGTGCCTTCGTGTACTCGCTGGATGAGGTGATCTCCCACTATGATGTGCGTGGCCCCATTGCCCGCCAGATCGGCCAATCCCTGGCTGAGTTCTACGACCGTCGCATCGGTCGGACCCTGTCCCGGGCGGCCAGCCTTGCTGCCCCTGTGACCGGCGAACCCGGCGGCTTCCGCATCAACATCGGTGCCAACCAGGAGTACAATGCTCAGGCTCTGGTCGACGGCTTCTTCGAAGCTGCTGCCCGCCTGGACGAAGTGTCCGCTCCCAAGGACGGTCGCTTTGCTGTGCTGTCTCCTCGTCAGTACTACGCCCTGATCTCCCAGGTCGACACCAACATCCTCAACCGGGAGTATGGTGGCAGCCAGGGGAACCTGAACACCGGCGACGGCCTCTACAGCATCGCAGGTATCGGCATCCGCCGCTCCAACAACGTGCCCTTCCTGGGTCGTTACGGTTCCCCGACTGGTGCGGTCATTGAGACCGACACCGCTGGCGGTTCTGGTACCTACGGCGCCCGCAACAGCTACGGCACTGCGGCCTCCTTCACCAACAGCTGCGGCCTGATCTACCACCGGGACGCTGCTGCTGTGCTCGAGGGCATCGGGCCCTCCATCCAGACCACTGGTGCCGACACCAAGGTCATCTACCAAGGTGACGTGATTGTCGGCCGCCTGGCCCTAGGTGCTGGCCCTGTCCGCGTATCCGTGGCTGGCGAGCTCCAAAACCTAGCCTAAACGTGTTTTATATGGCCTGGGCTTCTTGCCTGGGCCTTTTTCCCTCTTGTGCCCAGAACGGCACTACCATCTTTGCCATGACCACCGAGCTTCAGGCCATCAACTCGATGCTGACCGCTATTGGTCAGGCACCCATCACCAGCCTAGATCAGGCCAACCCTGAGATTGCCACAGCTACTCTAATCCTAAGCAACGTCCGAGAGGAGGTGCTAGGAGAGGGCTGGAACTTCAACTCCGAAAAGGGCTACACCCTGCTCGCTGATGGCAGTGGTGATCTCGTCGTTCCTCCGGGCATCCTCAACCTCTCCGTCAACCAGGAAGACAACAAATTCAGGGTTCGCGCTGTCCAGAAGAATGGCAAGCTATACAATACCCTCAGCCATAGTTTCGACTGGGGAGCCAATACCTCCATCAGCCTGGACGTCGTGTGGAACTATGACTTCGAGGACCTTCCCACTGTCTTCCAGAGCTACATCGTTCAGCGAGCCGCCAGGGTCTTTGCGGGCCGAACCATTGGATCAGATAAGATGGTCCTATTCAATGCCCAGGACGAGGCACTGCTACGGGCTTCTTGCCTGGCCTACGACTGCACCACCGGCCGGCACAACGTCCTCGTGCAGGGCGACAAGGGCCGGTACTTCATGGCCCCCACGCAGACCGCACTTTCCATCATTGCTAGGTAGACATGCCCGCCGTTTCTCAGCAGATCGACAACCTGATAGGAGGGGTATCCCAGCAGCCTGATTCCCTGAAGCTGGAGGGCACCTTTGTCACCTGTGATAACTTTCTACCCGAGCCGGCCTTTGGCCTGATCAAGCGCCCTGGCCTCAAGCACATCTCTCAGCTCAGTGGGGCCCTGAGCGGGCCATCGAGGTGGGGTATACTTGATCGGGACGACGAGGAAAAGTACCTAGTCCAGATCGGTCGCACCGCAGGAGCTTCGATGCTCAAGGTGTGGGATGCCCAGAGTGGCGAGACCCAAACCGTCAACGCCATATCCGCAGGGGCCCAGGGTTACCTGGCACATAAAACCGATGACGACCTAGAGCTGCTCACCGTGGGTGACTACACCATGGTGCTGAACCGTAAGGTGACGGTCACGCAAGGAAGCCTTTCTAGCCCGACAGATGTGCCCTATGCGATCGTCAGCATCAACGCGATCGGATACAGCAGCCGCTACGAGTTCACTCTATCTCCATCGACCCTCTACACCTTTACGACCTCTCACACTGCAGGGAGCACCTATCTGAGCCTCAGGGACGTCACCGATGGCCTAGCTACGGTGATCAACGCCGGCGGCATCCTGACCGCGAAGGTGGTGGGTCCTTATCTCTATGTGAGGCGGGTCGATGGTGCAAACTTTGACGCCACGGTTCAGGGCGGCACGGGAGGTGCGGCAATCGCCATTGCCAAGGGAAAGGTCTCCAGCCCCGCAGAATTACCCAGGCAGTTCATTAACAACGCCCGGATCCAGGTCCTCAGTGGAGAAGGCTCTGATGGTGAGGATTACTGGGTCACCTTTAAGACTGACAACGGAGTCAACGCAGGCGTTGGTGTATGGGAGGAGACGATTGGTCCTGGAGTCAACAACGGCTTCAACGTCGACACGCTGCCTCATGCCCTCATCCGAGAGGCTAATGGTACCTTCACCCTACGCAGGCTGGGCCTGGCTGAAGCCCTGGCCACCTTGCCTAGTGTATCGACTACAGGCATTGTCAGTGCGGTTACCGTTCTCAGCTCCACCAGGGGCCGGTACCTGGCAGGTCAAACTTTCTGGACCCGAGGAGGCACAGGGACCAACCTCAGGCTCAGGGTGGAGACCACCGACGTCTCTGGGAATATCCTCACCGTTACCGTCAGTCGACCTGGATCAGGGTTCACCGCAGCTAATGTGGTAACCAATGAGTTCGGGGATACCTTCACCATCACGTCGGCTGTCACAGCCACAACCACTGTCGATCCGTTTGCCAAGCTATACTGGGTAGACCGTCAAGCTGGGGACATCACCACCAACAGCTGGGCAACCTTCAAGGATGCTACGATTGATGGTATCTCGTTCTTCAAGAACAGGCTGGTCCTATCCAGCCAGGACAACGTCATCACCAGCGTTGCAGGCGACTACTTCAACTTCTTCCAAACCACTGTTACCACTCTTCTATCGTCGGACCCAGTCGACCGCTCTGCAGGATCAACCCGTCCTCTGAGATTCCGGCGTATGCTCCCATACCAACGTGGACTTCTCTGTTTTTCAGACAATGGACAATACAGCCTTGAAACCAATACTGAAGCCTTCAGCACCCAGACAGCTGAAATGGTGGAAGTGGGTTCCTACGACATGTTGTCAAATCTGGCTCCGGTTGACATCGGTCCAAGCATCCTCCTTGCCAGTCAAGGCGCCCGCTCCACCTCTGTGTTCGAGGCTCAATTCACAGCTGAAGGCCAGAGCCGTACACGAGTTGCAGAGCTAACCAGGGCCGTCCCCAGGTATCTGCCTGCTGATATTCAGGACATGCAGGCCACAACCACGGCCTCGATGGTGACCTTCCGTAGCAAGCAGGCAGAGGGCCAACTGTTCTGTTTCAAGTTCTACGACGTAAACGGCGAGCGAAAGCAGGCGGCATGGTTCAGGTGGATCGTCCCTGGGGTCATCGAGCACCAGTCCTTTTCTGGCAACGTCCTCACGTTGGTACTACGATCCAAGACCAACCCAGCAACCCTAAGCCTGGCTAGCGTCACCATCGACAACAACAACTCCAACAGCCCCCTGGTCTTCGAAGGAAACCAAGTGGACGTGAGGCTAGACATCCACACCTACAATCCCTCGATCTTCTACAATGCCACTAACGACACCACCGAGGTAGGCATTGCCGACCACCTAGCTGATTACCAGGGCCTAACGTGGGAGTGCGTGACAACCAGCACCACCAATCCTGGGATCACCTTTACCGGTCCCCTGGTCAACACGGCATCCAATCCAGCCGGCCGTAGGTGGCACCTCCAGGTCCCAGGGGATCTCAGTGCTAACACCTTTGCCATCGGCGCCTGTATCCGCTCAGAGGCCACGCTCCCAGCCTTCTACGTTAAGGATCGGAACGAGAAGCGCGACACCAGGAACATCCCCATTATCCACCGGGTCACCTTCTCGAGCTTCAACTCGGGATCCTTCCAGGTAGAGGTCAATAGCCTTGGCCGTGACCTATTTGTGGCAACCCTCGAGCAGAAGGTCGCAGGAGCCTACATCCCAGGAGCCATCCCAATGGTACGCAATCGCACCAACACCGTGCCTGTCATGGCTAAAGGCGATGCTACTGCCGTCAAGATTGTGGCCCCCTACCTCTTCCCTGTTGCCATTGACAGCATCCTGTGGGAAGGTACATATGACACCCCCGGACAGCAGCGACTATGACCTACACCCTCATCCCAGCCACCACTGATCACGGCATCCTCCTAAACGTCTCCCTCTGCGAGGACGATCGGAGGGAGCTGTGGGCCAGCTCGACCCAACCTCTGGGTGCTGTCATGCGTGGAATCTTCGACTCCGTGGCCCCTGTGACCATCCTAGACAAGCACGGCAGCATCGCGGCCATTGCGGGGGTCGTGCATGTGTCAGACGTCCTAGGGGCCCCCTGGATGCTCTCCACGGATGCAACCAAGACGGAGCCCCTGGCGTTCGTGCGGCAGGCTCGAGAATGGGTAGACCAGCAGCTTACAGTCTACGAGCGTCTGGCCCATCGAGTCTACCGCTACAACCACGATCATATCCGCCTCCTCAAGCTCCTAGGGTTCAAGGTCGGAGAACCCAAAAACCACTCCCACCTATTCCTCCCCTTTGAACGATGTGTGTACCCATAGCCCTAGCCCTAGGCGTTGCCTCCTTCGCCACCAGTGCAGTTGGCTCCATCGCCAGCTACAGCCAGGCCTCTCAGGAAGCCGCAGCCCAGAACCAGTACCAGCAGCGGCAGTTTGAACTGCAGACCCAGGCCTGGAACCAGCAAGAAGCAGCCTTGAATCGGCAAGAAAAGCTGAACCGAGAAGCTGCATCCAAGGCCTATATCTCGTCACAGCTCCAGATCCAGAACGAATACAAGAAGAGTGCCATCCAGGCTGACAACATGAGGCTGCAGGCTATGCGCCAGGCTGCTGACATCCAAGCCAGCGGCAAATCTGGCCGCAGCATCGGCATCTTAGCCATGGACCCGGATCGGGAATATGGGCGAGACCTGGCTGTTCTAGGCTTGAACCTAGGCTACGCCCGGGACGACTACTACCAGTCGATCGACAGTATCTTCGACCAGGCAACCTCAGCCAATGCCCAAGTAGCTTCGCAACGCAGCCCAGCTCCAAGTACGCCCACGAAGGTCAAAGGGCCTAGCTCGCTGGGGCTGATTGCTGGTCTGGGTGGAGCGGCGCTCTCCGGCTATGACACCTTCAGCTCCCTCAAGGCGCCTAAAGGGACGATCCCTAAAACCCAACCCAAGGGCCAGACCCGAACTGGCTTCGGCTGATCCCCACTCGAAACTCCCCCTGAGCAAACCATGGCCATCGACTACAAACCGCAGGGTCGCCGTGTGGCTCTGGGCGGACCTGGATCCCGTGAATTCAGCCCTGTCCAAGCTGCAGACAACTCGCAGAACGTCCTGAGGCAGGGACAGATGGCCTTGGACAGCTTCGCCAAAGCCCAGGAAGCCACCCTTACCAACTCAGCCAAGGATCTGGAGGCACTTGCCCAGCTATCCAAGACTGCCACCACGTTTCTGGTTGATCGTCAGAAGGGCATCAACGAGAATGACCGGAAGCTAGGCATTGCTGACATCCTCAACGGAGACAGGCAGCCCAAGGCAGAGGCCTTGCAGACCTACCGAGAGAATGCCGAGCAGCTTAAAACGGCAGCCCAGGGCGAGCAGAGGGCCCTGAATACCCTCCAGGAGACCCAGCCTGTCCAGGCACTTGAGATCCGTGCCAACGATCCAGTGGTCAATGCGTGGCGGTCCTATGGACAGGCCCAGGGCATAGCCATGCAGGCCGCCGGCAGTGCTGAAGCCCTCCTCCGGCAGACTATGGGTTCGACCGATGCAACCGTAGAAGTAACGGACGCCCAGGGCAACACCCGGATGATTGCCCCCTCAAGCGCCAGCACACCTTCTGAGTTGAATGCCGTGTGGGCTGTGGCGCTTCAACGCTTCATTGGCACCAGTGGGTTGGATGGACCCAACGGTGCTATCAATCCATTGCTTGTTTCTGAGTTGGTTGCACCTGCGATCATGAGGATCAAAGGTGTCATTTTTGAAGAACAATATAATCGAATAGCCAAAGATCAAGCCGCCAAAGCTGAAGATCACACCCTAACTGTAATGGCTGCGGCCATTGCTCGGACTGATTTTAACAACCCTGTGGCCCTCCACGGTCTCTTCCAGGACGGTGCTCAGGCGTTTGTTGATAACGTGCCAGGGATGACTCGTGGAAAGGCCAACGAGCTAGTCTATGATCGCCTTCTGCAAGCGGCCAAAGGCAAAGGAAGGGTCGACGACGTCACAGCAGTCGAGAATACTCCGATAGCTGAGGACGGTAGTGACTCCAAGGGCACTCTAGGTACCCGCTTCCCGGAGAAAGCTCAAGCAGCTAGAAATGCCATCCTCGCCCAGAAAGATGCCGACGCTGCAAGACTTAAGGCCGAGCAAAAAGTCACGGTAGAAAATATCGTTAATGCCTACAATGCTAGCATACTAAAGGCATCCCCCGATGAGGCAGCCAGGGCATACGATACGACGGCTGCAGCTTTGGCAGAAGCAAGAAAACAAGGACTAGAGGGAGCAAGTGAGGCTGAGGTGGAGCACAGCGCCAAACCTCGCCGCCGAGCCGGCCAGCCCTACCTAGATGCTATTATTCAAAAGCAGATTGACACGCCAGGCTTCTACAGCAAGGAGCAGATCCAAAAAGAGATCGCTGATGGTGTCCTTCCCCCTGGGTTTGACAATCGGATGACATTCCCTAGTGATGTCCTTGCACCGACTCTACAGGGCTGGGAAAAACGAGCCAATGCAGCGGCTAAGGGTTACTTTCTTAATCTCCTACTGGAAAAGAACTTCAATATCAATGACGTTGGAGGTGCAAAA